ATGCGGATCGACCGGATTGTTTTTAAATCTGAGGGGTTCAAAGAGATCCTCTGTTCCGGCGGCGTGCAGAGCCTGGTCACGGAGCAATCTGTAGCGATCCAGAGCCGGGCAAATGCGAACAACATGCGCGGCGGGAATGGTTTCGAAGCGCATACATGGATGGGCGATTATGGCGGAGGTCGTTGGGTTGCATCTGTCAACACAACAGACTGGAAGTCAAAGGTCGCAGAAGCAGAAGACAAGGCTTTATCGAGGGCGGTGATGTAAATGCAGATATTGAGAAGTATCGACATAGAGGATGTAATCCGCGAGGCTTTATCCAGCTATGTCACGATATATTGCCGTCCGCTTCCGGAGCACTACAGTCTTCCGTGCATCCTCGTTCAGCAAGTCGGCGGGCGCGACGAGTCCACAATCGACACGTTCGAAGTTGTGCTTGACTCAAGGGCCAGCAACGAGGCAGAGGCATCCGAATATCTCCGGAATGCTGTCGGCATTTTGCGAGAGGTTGCGAGACTCCAATCATCGGAGATTCGCAATGTAACAGTTAATTCTTCCGGCTCATGGGGAAACGATCCTGTCCGGCCGGATTTGGCGATGTGTTCAGCGCGGATCCGCGTCATAGCACATCTTGAAAATGTGGAGGTAAATACTCATGGCAACACATGATGTGAATCTTGGCGTAGGTAATTACGCTGAATCCGGCGTTACCGGAATGTTTTATCATGCTGAAGCTGGGACTTCACTTCCGGCTTATCCCGGTGCCACTCTTTCGGCATCCTGGACGGAGGTCGGCGCGATCTCAGCTGACGGCATTACTTTCAACAGCAACTGGAGCTTCGACAAGCTGAAAAACTGGGCAAACCAGATCGAGAGAATGCTTCCTGGCGATGAGAGCGGATCTGTATCTGCACCGATCATTGATACCACCGAAGCGTCCTTCAAGACTATTTTTGGTTCGAGCAATGTCACAGTGACTCCGGCAAATGCCACACACGGCAAACTGATCAAAGTCGATGTAACTCCGAACAACATGCCGGAAGCAGAGGCGTATCTGTTCATCATGAAGGATGACAGCGACATGATCATGATCGGGACCACAAAGGGATACATTTCCGAACTGGCAGAGGTTGCTTTCCAGCCGGATGCAGCCATCACCTGGAATCCGACGATCACCGCTGACAAGTGGACGATCATGAAGGACAACGGCCAGGTGACCGGAGCTACCGGTGCGACCAGCTGAGAATTAGGAGGCAGTTATGGCAGAGATCACTTTAAAAGGCAAAAGTGACGAGATTAAGGTGTTGAAGGTAAACATCGATGATAAGTCATACAGCGTTCCGCTTGCCGGTTCGTTGCCTATCCGTACGGTCCGGGCAATGAAAGACGGCATCGAGGACGGTTTCGACTTCTTTGAGAAATACATCCCGAAGAAAGTCATTGAGTCGCTTACGATGGACGAATTCAATGCGCTGAATGACGCATGGAAGGAAGCATCGTTCGAGCAGACAGATGCAAGCATGGGGGAATAATCGGCCTCACGAACTTCATTATGGAGCACCGTGAGGCGATAGAAAGCGACCTCATGCAGAACGGATATACGTTAGATGACGTTGGGCACTCACTTTCGTGGGATGCCCTTCGTTCATTTTTAACGTATGCCAGACCCGATTCCGCACTGTTCCGGAAGATTAACCCGGAGCTGTCGGACTGGGGGTCAAGGATAAAGACGAATACCATTCTGGCCGACATTTATGACCAGCTTGCGATTACAAACTCTCTGTTGAGAACGCAGATATCCGGCAAGAAGTCACGGAGGCCAGAACCATATAAACGACCAGGGGCGAAGAAAACGAAGACTCAGCACATGGGTTCCGGCCCTCTGGCAAGTGTTGATGAGATGCGCGAATGGATAAAGCAAAGGCAGGTGAGACAAGATGGCGATGACTGAGGTTGCTCAGGCAACAGTTACTATAATCCCGAATATGAAGGGAAGCCAGAACACGATCAGGGAAGAGCTCGAAGGCGCAACTGACAGCGCCGGAACATCTGCCGGCAAAACTTTTGGCGGGAAATTTGCGGTCGCGGCCGGTGCGGCTGTTGCGGCAGCTGCTATCGGGAAAGTAATAGCAGAGAGCGTCACTGCTGGCGCTGAATTACAGCAATCTCTCGGTGGCATCGAAACGATGTTCAAAGAGAACGCTGATATGGTAAAGGGGTATGCGTCAGAAGCATACAAGACCGCTGGCATATCTGCGAACGACTACATGCAGAACGTCACTTCCTTCTCTGCAGCACTGATTTCATCTATGGAAGGCGACACGGCTGCAGCTGCTGAACTGGCAAACACAGCCATAATCGACATGGCTGACAATGCCAACAAGATGGGCACAAGTATGGACTCTATACAGGCGGCCTATCAGGGATTTGCCAAGCAGAACTATACGATGCTGGATAACCTGAAGTTAGGCTATGGCGGAACCAAGGAGGAAATGGAACGCCTGCTTGCGGATGCCACCGAACTTTCCGGTGTGAAGTACGATATCAGTAATCTGGATGATGTATACAACGCAATCCATGTCATCCAGGAAGATCTGGGCATCACCGGAACAACAGCACAGGAGTCTGCGGAGACCTTCAGCGGGTCATTCGCATCCATGAAGGCGGCAGCGGAAGACCTTCTCGGAAACCTGTCGCTCGGAAATGACATCGGTCCGCAAATTGAGGCCTTGTCCGAGACAGTGACAACGTTCCTCACTGGAAACCTTATTCCGATGGTGAGCAACGCTGTTCAGCAGATACCGACATTGCTTGCACAGGTTCCGTCATTTGTTGCCGATTTGCTTCCACAGCTTATTCCGGAAATCGGAAACCTTGTAACTGGACTTGCGGAAGGCATTATCACGAATATTCCGGTATTTGTTTCGGGACTTGGAGAACTTCTCACATCGGCTGTCAATGCGCTGCTTGACGTAAATTGGGCAGACGTTGGCACACAGATCGTTGACATGATAAAAGCCGGATGGGAGTCTCTCGTAGAAGCTGCACAGTCCGTGTGGGATACTGTGACAGAAATATTCACATCGATCATCAAAGCTTCTCCGATTGCGACTGCGGCATGGGACAAACTGAAAAAGACAGCGACAACCGTATGGAATGGAGCAAAAGGCGTATTCGAGAAGGTTGGTCCCACTGTTAAATCTGTTGTCGTAACTGCATGGAGCAAGCTTCAGGATACGGCAAATACGATTTGGACTTCCGCAAAGAACGCATTCGAGAGCACAGCGCCCGCTGTCAAAGAAGTCGTCACGAAGGCATGGGATTCGCTGTCGACTACCGCATCGAACATCTGGAGCGAAGTCAAAAACATCTTTTCCGACTTTGAGATTACATGGCCGGATTTCGGTGAGCTTGCAAAAGGTGCCTTTGAGGGTCTGAAGAATGCCGCAAAGAGTGCATGGGATTGGATTAAAGGGCTGTTCGGCGGCGGCTCAGACGATGAGGTAGTTGAAGCCGTCCATGGATCCACTGCTGAAATGGAAGCCGCCCTGGCAAGCTGTAACCTCGTTATCTCTGATGTCGACATGTCTTCTATAGACACAGCAAACAGCGCCGTCGAGACGGTAACGAGCCACTGGGAAATCCTTGTGAGTGAGCTCGATTTTACACTTCCTTACGTTGACTGCACGTCGCTCGGAACAGCGGCCGGAGTAGTCGAACAGGCTGTCGCCCAGATGCAGAGCGCCATGAACTTCTCGTGGTCACTTCCGTCGCTTCACGGAAGTCTGCCGTCCATCTCGGTGAGCATGCGGACAGCGTCCTCCAGCGATGGCAAGACAAATGTAAGCTACCCGGTCTTCAATGTCGGAACGAAATGGTTCGCGCAGGGCGCTGTATTCGATCAGCCGACCATCATCGGCGTTGGTGAAGCTGGTCCTGAGGCGGCTCTTCCGCTCGACACCTTCTGGAAGCGCCTGGATGCTGAATTCGAACAGAACGGCTCCGGAGCGACCATTAACAACTATATTGAAATCAACGGGGCAACAGACCCTGTTGCGTACGCTGATGAACTGGCAAGAGAGCTTCAGCAACAGCTGAAGAGAGGAGCTTGATATGTCCGAGTACACAACCAAAAAGCCGACCGGACTGCAAGTGTCCAGGAACGGCGATGAATTCACTTTCTCGTGGAAGATACGCGACACGGACCACGGAAATGGTCAGAAGTTCGAGTATCAGATCACTAAGAACGGGAAGTGGAAAAGCAAGACTGCCACCGCAAAGCAGACCTCTGTCACGATCACAAAGGATGCGGGGGATATCAGCTGTCTGAGCTTCCGCGTCCAGGGATGCCGCAAGACATTCAACGAGAAGGTTGAATACGAAGAGAACGGCAAGAAAAAGACCAAGAGCGTTCCGGTCACCACCAAGTGGTCCGGATGGGCTACGAAGTCCAAGGCATGGGTTCCGTCCAAACCGACAAAGCCTGCAGTGTCATTTGAGCGCACTGGGACCAACGTCGGGACGTTCACGATTACGCACGAAGCAGACGCAAGCGGCGAGAGAATCGTTAAGAATGTCGAGTATCAGACCGTTGTGAGTTTGTCGTGTGCAAAGCCGCCGAAAACAGGGTGGTCAGCATCTTCGACGGTGAGCGGGAAAAACAACGTCTCCAAAACAGTCACATATACCGAGGAGACCGAGACCATCAGCGCGACCGGGCTTGTCAGATGGCTCCGTGCCCGCTGTGTCGGTCCGGGCGGGACAACTGACTGGGTGTATTCCTATCATGCATATGCCACACCGAACATTCCAGTGCTGACATGGATGCTTGCGATGTTAGATCCGAGCCGATCCATGACATCATTGGCGGCAAGCTGGAACACTGTATCGACTCTGCTGCGTCCTGTTGACGAGGAGACAATGCAGTATGTCTTTGGCATACCGACCGATTATGCATGCAGCGCACCGGCGACCGGATGGAATGATGCCATGACCGTCAAACCTTCCGGAAAGAAAGACATAGTGACAGCAAACATCTCTGAACTGCTTGCAAGCGAACAGTGCATGTGGATGCGAATCAAAGCCGCTCACGATGAAAGCTATGTCACATACAGCAATGCTTTTCGTGTTATGACAGGCAGGCTTCTGGCGCCCGGCATCAATGCGAATCCGAACTTCAGCACTGGCGTGGTTAGCGTCACGTTGACAATTAACTCGCAGTGCAGCGTTGCGCGGCATTGCATCTTCTACCGCAATCCGAACAACCCGAAAGCAAATATTCCTGTTGCGATACTCGCACCGGGTGTCAGCTCTACAACGGTCACCATCGCGGCGGTCAAAGGCGCCAGCAAGTCCTGTATCGGCGCTTATGCGTTCGTCGGGTCATACAGCGGCCTGTCGGTCAATGCGATCATGACTTCGGACGTCGCTGTTGATGAGGACATCGCGCCTGTTGCTCCGGACCCGCTGGCCGTCACCAAATGCGACAACACTTCTGTGTTCCTGAAGCTGTCATGGAAATGGTCCGGTGCGCGTGAACTGGAAATCGCATGGGCGGATAATCAGTACGCATGGACATCCAATGAAGGGCCAAAGACATGTGCCGTGACGGAAGTCGGGACAGGGACATGGCTTGTCCAGGGCCTTGAAGTCGGCAAGAAGTGGTACTTCCGAGGCAGATATCACGGCATGATCGATAATGACGAGGCAACCTCTGCTTGGTCAAACATGACGAGCATCGACCTCGCAACAAGCCCGGAAAAACCGACATTGACGCTCAACAGAGGCTTCGTGCTTCCGGGCGGATCCATTTCGGCATCCTGGAATTATGTGAACGAGGACGAATCTCCACAGGTCAGCGCTCAGATCTGTCTGGCAACGGTCTCAGGAGCATCGGTCACATATGGCGCGGTCATAGCGCACGCAGACAGCGCACAGAATGTCATGGTCAATTATGCATGGGTAGCACATCATCAGTATTATCTGGCCTGCCGTGTCCGTGCTAAGTCAGGAAGGTATTCGGACTGGTCAGCTCCGGTCGGTGTGTATTGTCCGCAGAAGCCGACTCTGCAATTTGTCAACGAGGCTATTGTTTCAGGCGTTATGTCGTCTCTGGCCGGAACAGTCGGCATCGGTGTGACTGCTGACAAAACTACAGGAGATTATTCGCTCTCCATTACCCGCGCCCGCGACTACCACGTCGACAGGCCGGATGATGGTGTTTATGACGGATATATCGATGAAACAATCTGGACGGAATCCGGGCACTACAGCGGAGCCGCCCAGGTGTACGAATACACGATCACCAAAGACGATCTGATCGGAGAGCTTGACGACGGTGCGGCCTACAATCTCATCGGATCCATCACGGACGCTTACGGTCAGACCGTGACAGCAATACTTCCGTTCGTGGTCAACTGGACGCACAAGGCAAGCATTGCCACTCCGACAGTGCAGGCTGAAAAACGTCTGATGGCGATGCGGATCACGCCGACACAGCCGACTGGATATGTCAGCGGCGACACGTTCGATATTTACCGAATCACCACCGACCAGCCGGAACTGATCGTGAGGGATGGCGAATATGGCACAACGTACGTTGATCCGTATCCGGCATTCGGTCAGCTGTGCGGGCACAGGATAGTTGCTAAGACATCGACAGGCTCGTACATCACCGAGGACGACACGCTGGCATGGTATGACCTTAGCTTCCAGGACGGCGACGTCATCGAGTGCAATT